GGATGAGCAGAGTGGGGTATTGAAAAGCGGTGGCGGTGATAAAGGAAATAAAACGCAAAACGGCGGATATGGCAAAGGATATGGATATATAAAACGAGATAGCCAAGGGTCTACGGGGGGAGCCTCCTGTTTCTTCTACTGCGCTAAAGCATCATCTCGAGAAAGAAATGAGGGGCTTCCCGAAGGTAAAAGGTCTACCCATCCCACAGTTAAGCCCATCAAACTCATGGAATACCTCATCAAGCTCGTTATGCCCCCAAAAGACGGCCTCCTCCTAGACCCCTTCGCAGGATCGGGAACCACAATTATAGCAGCCAAACGCCTTGGATTTAATGCAATTGGTATCGAGAAAGAACCACAATATTGCGAAATAGCTCGTTCTAGAATAATTAAACATTCAGACACAGACGATCAAATGGAGCTTTTAAATGAAGATAAATAGATTAGAGACACACGACAGATGGCAACATTTTAACAAAACACAATCGGTAGATTTAACAACCTGTTGCCAATCTATTATAGATAAAAGGCCATTCGGAGACCGTCCCTTTTATATATTCGCCCACAAGAGAGAAATAGGATACGACGAGAAATTTTCTCTCTTTTTAACCGGAAAATTCAATCACATGGCCGAAGTTCCAACACATCGTATGATTTGGCAGCCCCGCCTAACCAAACCTAAGGCCCAAACTAACTCCATGCTCTTTAAGGCATATCCAGGAACTGATATGATTAAGATCATTTGGATTATCCCCGAGCGTGAGTTGTGGGATCAGTACCAAAAGGGGAAGATGACACAGAGCCAGATTGTGGTGGAGAGCATCGATAAGTTTCAGAATGATAGAGGGGCTCTAGAAGCACCGGAGGAAGACGATGCAAGGGAAGAAGAAGGAATTAAAATATATGAAAGCATCAGCAGAGAAGCGCGGTCTAAAGCGGTCTAAATGCGCGAAGTGTTCCGACCCAGCCAAACTCCGAATTGACGACTCGGTTTATGGATGGCCAGAAAAGATATACCTATGTGATATCTGTTTCGAGGTTCAGAAATTAATAGCAAAAGACAGAAAAAGGATAAGTTATGAGAATGGAAGAGTATAAAATTGAAGAGCTTATAGACATTTTCTCGGACCACATGGTGCGAGCAAAAAAACAGTCAGATGATTTTATAGAAAAATTTCGTGAAAACAATCCAAACGATCCTATTCCTGAAATTTATGCAGAAGATTTTAACTTCCCCGGGGCACTAAGGTCTATTTGTTCCGAGATATTAAGGCTTAAGAGTGAGATACACTGTATTAAGCCAACGCCTTCGGAGGCATTCTCATCGATTTCTGAGGAATCGGAGAGTCGCTCATAGAAGAACGGAGCTTCCCGATCGGAGCTTTGAATCCGGTCCCGTAATAATCTCCTCCGGGCCACATCTGATGCTTGGCTTCAAAAGAAGGTTGAGGTTGAAATGGATTACGGCCAGAACTTCCGCCCTTAGAACTAAGTTTCGGCTGAGTGGGGTTGTTAAAAATTCCGCGTTTTTCCATAAGTTCCTCGATTTATACCAATTTATACCCATGTATAGTGGCGTATACTATAGTTGCACACGTCTAAGATAAGGAGTTCAGTCCCTTATCGCTCCGGGCTGTCGAAAGCCCCGCTACCCCTGCGAGCCATGTATAAAAGAGGGCAAGCCTCCCTTACGAATCAAACCTTTAAGGAGGCATGGCAATTCGCGAAGGCTGCCCCAAAAATTAATACCTGTAACCAGGCTTCATCTTTTGTTTTTTACCCTCAGCATCCCCTTTCATTTGGTCGCTGTGGATTCTCTCGCTCGTGTCAGGATAGTCCTCACCAACGTGGGCAAATCCTTCCGCACTTTTGAAAGATTTCATTTTATTTCCCTCAGGAAGCGGATACTCTTTTCCCGACTTTCCCGCGAACGATGCATGATCGTCAATACGTCTGCCAGCCATCTTAATTCCTCTAATTGCTGTTTATCTTTTAATTAACAAGTAGAGTTATTTATGGCAACAAACTTAAACGGTATTTGTTTCACCGCCAGGAATTGGAATCGGACGCTCAATATGGATATCGATAATAGGCCCGGGCCACCCCAACACCATTTCTCTGTAAAGAGGGGTAGGATGCTTAGAATCATAAGAATACGCGGCCATCCCCAAAGCGACAGTGAAGCAAGATACTGCGAGAAGAAAAACCCAATAATTGAAACCGAAGGGGATGCTTTTATCGAAAAATTCTTTGACAGAAGACTTCATTTGTTACCTCAGCTAAAAGATTTCAAGAGGATTTTCCACGAGGAAAAGTCCATCATCTAACCACACCATGACAAGAGTGGTAAGGAAAACTATAGCAAAGATCATTAAAAATGTGTGAATTATTTTTACGCGCATCATTGTTGCATCGGTGACGATTGTTGTTGCGTTCCACCTAATTGCCCCATCATCTGACGAACAAAATCATTGCTCAAAGCGGTTCGCTTAGCATCTTCTTTCTCTCTATCCTCCCCCGCTTCCTGGCTGGCATTCAATCCTTCGACCTCTCCAAGAGCATTCTGAGCCTGTCTATCTCCGACTAGCCCAATAGTCTCAACCAGTGTCTTAAGAGCTTCCATTTTAGCCTTTGTAGCCATTGCGCGATTTTGCGTAATCTCGCTAAGGCGCTCTTCAAATAATCCGATATCGGCTTCTGTTCTTCCATGACGCTCCCTTGCCATAGCCACTTGATTGGCGGCTTTTGCGTAAAGTTCTTTAAGTTTGGCCTCCTCAAACGCGTGCTGAATGGTCGTCGCCTGCTCTTGAACGGCTGCTTGTTGCTGTTCTTGCTGTTGCAGAGCTTCCATAAGCTTATTCTTTCCCTGAAGAGTGGCCACAGAGGCAATGTAAGAGGCAGGGATGATGCCGCCTAGCATCTGATTGAGTTCTAGAGTTTGCTGGAATTCCTGTTGTCTCTGGATGGCGGTGTTAAGACCTTCCGCAATCACCACCTGGTATCGGCTAAAGATCTTCGAGTAAAAATATGGAGAAGGTTCTTCACCGAGGTATAGACCTACCTTAGCTGCATTCCAGTTATTTTGAACAATGCTCAAGAGCCGCTCGCCTAAAAGTTTCAACGAAAAGTCCCACTGATCGAAGTACTTTTGGAGCACCATCAGATTGGCCGCCTGTTTCAATAAAACCGTCAAGGAAGAGGTCTGTTTGTCGTCCTGGCCAGACCAATTCTCAATATCGACCCCTGAAGTAGAAAATATTAATGCCTGCAGTTGGTTCGCGAGTTCCATATCAGATTGAGGAACAGCCGAAGGAAGGATTTTTTCGCAGTCGGCAAGTTCATATCCCTCGTTAATAATAATATCCCAACCTTGTCCACTTTTCTTAAGGTTATCTTCATTCGCAACCGCGCCAACCTTTCTCTTCCAACCAGCATTGATAGTAGCTTCCGATATATCATGATTAATTATTATCCTTCTATTAAGCAAGAATTGTGGATCTCTCATTGTTTTAACTAATGATCTAATTCTTAAATCATAGTAATTAATGTGCGGCTCGTAGTTCCAGTACACCGGGACCATTGGGCACTCGTCGAATCCCAGCGGATTGTCCCCTTGAAACATGAGCTGATCGTTGAGAACGACAGCCAGCTTCCACGTCGGAACCTCTACCTCTACCTCTTCCATATCTGGAATCTGATAGAGCATCGCGTCTAGAGTTTCTTGTCCTCCAGCGAAGTCAAAGAATTGGTTTCTGGATCGGCTGTACAATCTCTTTTTCTTACGCTTCCACCTGTACCACACATAAGACAAAACCATAAGGTCATTGCGGGCCATGTTGTAGTTTTCCGGTAAGAAGTAAAAACTACCATATCTTTGGGGTGTTCCTGACATCGGCGCGATGTTCTGTAACTTGTCAGGGAATCGATTTTCAGCCTCTTTTTTTGAAATATATTCTTGACACCAGATGAATTGGGCATCTGCAAACCCCGGATCTCTGGCATACGGATCAACCAGAAACGCGTTATACTCCCAAATCTTCGCCTTTAATTCCCCCTGAGCCGGATCATTCCCCACAAAGTCAAGGTAGGGCTGCACCAATACAAGCCCAGAGATGGCGGCAAGCTCACACGCTTTAGAAAATTGCTCGTTGATCCCTCCCACATTACAGGCATGGTCGATAATCCTTGTGTATTGATCGGTTGTCTGTCCATCTCCCCCCTCGGACGCTATATAGTTGATTGACTTTCTGTGCTGCCTTTGGTACCCTGTTACCATGTTTATTGGTTGTTGCAGCAAGTTGAAATAAAAGTTCTGGTAACTGAAGCTGGGTGTAAAATTAAAGTATCTATTAATAAATGTTTGAGAGCCCGCGTAAAATAAAGTATCTATATTACTTTGGTTCCAGCGAGCTTGCTCGATAGGCTGAAATTTGCTGTAAAGGTTGTCTAACCAAGCCCTTACGTTTCCTTGATTCGGTTCGAGTGCGTTATTCCAGGGGGGGTAATAAAAGCTAATGTTACACCTCTATGACTATAGAAGTGCCAATAACAAAGTGAGGAATTACTTTAAATGACCATAAACAACAAAGAAGCAATCGACAAGCTAGAATCCTACTACGCTGAGCAAGATCCGAGAACAGTTGCTAGGGCGCTCGCGGCGCTAATGCTGGATATTCACCGGATTGTAACCGTGGATCGTCTTCCCGAGGGAGAGGCAATCAATCTTAAAAATAGAATGGTGCTAAACTCCCAAGCTTTCGTGGATTTTATTAAAAATGGGTCAAAAGGAGAAAAGTTCAAAATAATTAATATCCCTAGTGGAGAAGGAGGGAGCGAGTGACGCCGGTAAAAAAAATATGGTCGGCTTTAGTGGTATTGTCAATAGCCTATGCATTCTCCTATGTGTTTATCGCGGTTTACTTTGAAGAGTGCAGATCGTATCTCAGAATTGGGTGGGCGGTTTCCCTTGGAATTCTTTTGATCCAGCTAAAAATCTTTGGAAAGGTACAAAATCTTTGGAAAAAATAGAGCTGGTTCCGGTGAAACTGTTTAATATCCCTAGCGTACTGAGGAAGGGCGCGAGTGAGTAAAAGAAAACCAAAGAGATCTGACCAAAAAAACACTGAATACGCCTATCAGATTCTGATAAAAGCGATGCAAGAACACCCCGAGATAGAACAAACGTTATGGGCCGGTGCCTGTTGGACGGCCCTGGTTAACGGATATCTAAACTCAGGCGTTTCGTTTGAGGAGTTCGACGTCGATTGGAGGTGTGCTTATGACCATTATAGAAAGTGGTGGGATAAATGAGACTCTACATAATCCAAACAATTGAAATAGACGAAAAGGGTGGAATTGTGGGTATTACGTGGCACAAGCATCTTCATCTGTTCAAAGAGGACGCTTTTAGGGACGCTATAAAAATGGGAAAGAGCGCCGTGGTGATAGAAATGAAGGAACAGGAAACTTGGAACTTAAGTCAGATCGAGAAAAGCAAGTGAAGAAAATGCGCCTCGAGTCTCTTGAACATTTATGCGCTGAGCAGCCCCCGGAGATGGTCGCAAAGCTGGTATTTGAAATCATCGACCAAAGCATAAAAGAACTCCGCTTAGTGGGAGTAAAAATAGGAAAAGCTCCAGGTATAATAATATTAAATGGAATTGAATATCCTAGGGAACTCAAATGATCATTGATTGCATCTCGGACCTACACGGATATTACCCCAAGCTCGAAGGAGGGGACCTTCTGATTATTGGGGGCGACCTGACCGCTGGAGATGAGCCGCACGAATATAGAGAATTTACGGATTGGCTCTGTAATTACGGTCACGGTGGCGATTACGATCAAGTGGTCATCATTGGAGGAAATCACGATAATAAAATATCAACGATCCTCCATTGTTGGGGAAGATTAGATGGCGTACATTATCTCTGCGACGCCCGAACCGAATTCGAAGGTCTGAAAATATGGGGATCTCCGTGGACTAAAACCTTTCCTGGAATGAATCCGCATTGCAAAGCATTCACGGTCGATACAGACGAAGAGCTGGCCGAAAAGTGGTCGTTAATTCCCCATGATACGGATATTTTGGTAACTCATTCACCTCCGTACGATTTTGGGGATCATATAAAAACTGAATGGAATGACTATTTTGCAGTAGGGAGCGAAAGTTTATATTTCAAGGTTACCGAAATATGTCCGAAGCTGCACGTGTTCGGGCATATACACGAAGGACACGGCCTAGAGAAGAGAGACTATTTTCCTCGGGTGACAACCCAAACCGTTTTATATGTCAACGCCTCTCACGTAAACGAATATTATAAACCGGTTAACAAACCAATTAGGGTAATTTTATGAACCAAAACATGCAGATAATAGAAGACGAAATCTCTAAACTTCAAAGACTTTTTCATAAAGATCCAAAAACACTCTCGGATGACGAAAAAGCCGGAATTTCTCTTATCACGCCCATCTCACGCACCTCTCTAAAATATTATTCCCCCTTGGGACGGCCCATAGATTTTGGAATAGGAATCACTGTTAGAGAATTGTGCTCTCCGCACGTGAAGGGAACTACAATCGGCGACTTCTACATAAGCACAGTGTGGATTGGGCATGACATGTCCATGAGAAAGTATTTTCTAAAAGAAGGGGAAAAGATAACGCCAATCATCTTCGAGACCATGATATTTAAAGATAGAGAAACCGAGAAAGACGAAAGCGGCCTCGATGGGTACCAAGCTCGATACACAACCATAGAAGAGGCGGAAGAAGGGCACGAAAAAGCTGTTCAATGCGTAAAGAGTTGGGTCGAGAAGGGAATAGTATACGAGGAGCCCTAAACCTCATCTTCCTCAGAATCCGTGTACTTTAGAGAATCCAACACATCGTTTATCACGTCGCACAAAACCTGGGGTTCCCAGCCACAGAACGCCTTTGAGAAGGAAATCGCATGAAAGAACATGGTGGCCGCGAAAACGTCAGGATGAACCCCTGGAAATTTATTCATCCATTCTTCGCAAAGCTCCTTGAATCGCTCGTCAATCTCCTCTATCTCCAGCTGGTCATCGGGGGACATGTCCTCAAACGCGTCTGATGGTTTCATTTTACCCTTCCCTTTTTTACATCGATAATCATATGAATGCCCCGCAGGAGGTCTTCCTCCTCGATAAGCTCGAGGCACGCGAGAAGAGGGTTTCGCATGAGCGCCCATGTCACAATCGAAGGGGGCATCTTTCTCTTCGCACATTTTTTGACCCAGCGCCGGACGATCGCTGCAAATTCTTCATCTAACATCTTAGCATCTTCCCAGTCATCAGGAGTCATCGTGAGGGCCCTCTTCTTTTCTCATATTCTTCTAAACCCTCCCAACGTTTTCCCATCTGAATCCGGAACGTTCGTTACCTTGTGGGTCGCAATTGCGTAACGAAGAGCGTCGCAGGCGTGATCCATAATCCCTTTCCCCTTCATAGGCTCATCCTCCCCTTTTTCCGCCTTTTTTGCATCCCAAACATACCCTTCAATCTCTTTGATTAAGTTCTTGCACTCGTCGCAAATAACCAAATTCCCCTTATACATTTCAGACGCAACCTGTTGCAGCCCATAGGCTACGTCATTATTTGCATCAATGCAATGAATTCCTAGCCGAGAGAGGTCGAGCTTAAACGCGGCGCAGGATGGATCGACATACACTCCTTTAATCGCATAGTCAGCTAAGAACTTTTGTACGTCTGCCGCATACTCGGAGTTGGTCTTTTGCCTGTTTGTGACAGCTGAGTTCCAGTAATATTCCTTCTCAACCCACCATTTGCGGCCGGTGCCGTCGAATCTTCCGGTGTTGACCCCAATGAGGAGGCAACAAAATGGGGCCAGCGTCCCGTAATCGATAGACGCAATCCAATATTCTGCAGCCTTGGGAGGCCGTCTAACGACGTGAAGCTTTGGATCAAAGAAGTCGTAAACCGCTCCTTCGGCCAGACACCATATACCTAGAATGTTTCGTTTGTAGAATAGGCCGCTCGAGGATCTCCGCATATCCTCTTTATATGACTCCTCCAGGAAGATGTTGTCATCCAACACAAAATGAAGAGCGTAATACTTAGGATCGGTCTCGGCCCTATCGATCCATTGCTTGCACTTGTGAGATGGTGCTTTAGGGTTCATGGCGGCATAGAGCTTGCTGTGAGGGCGCGACAGTCTAGTCTGGATCATGTCGATCACGATTTCAGGATAGAGGGTCATCTCGTCGCAATAGCAAAGATCGAGCGTTATTCCCTGGATCTTACCCAATGCTCCCTCGTCGCCCGCCCCTATACAAACGATTGTCTTCAATCCAAAGGTGAGAACGCCCTTGCTAGACCAATTGCACAGGGGACGAAACACCTTAAGCTCTTCGCTGTTGTAAAGGGGGGCAATCACATTGGTATAGACGCTGCCCATGCTATATCCAAAGATCGCAATGCTCTCGCCTGGAGACTCAAATGCCTGTTGCAAGAACTTAAATGTTGTACATACGGTTTTGCCCGTTCGCACCGCGCCGTGAGCGAGATTGTATTTAGCATCGGCCTCTTCAATAAACTGAATCTGCTTGGGGGAGAGGAGGGGTTCAAAAGTCATTGGCGAGATCTCCTGTTTAGTGTACATAAAAAATTTTACGCACCAAATAGGGTATACCATGAAGACACGATTATATTGCAAGCTTTGTAAAGACACCATTGAGCCACAACGACATAGAAATATCGTTTACTGCAAGTGCGGAAAGCTGGGCGCAGATGTGATAGGGGCGGGACAAATGAGGGTAAGCTACGCTCAAAGAGAGGATTATTGCATGGTAGACGACGAGGGCAATGAGATCGTGATTAAGGAAGAGGAAAAGATCGTTCCGGTCAGCGTGGCCGTAGCGCCTTCCGATGCACCTGCTTTAGAAGATGCTCTCGTCCACTCGGAATTGATTCTTTCGCTTACACATCAGATCGAGGCTATGGAAAGTTTGTCTTCAGCTGGACGGTTTTCCCCGTGCACGAATGGAGATCTTTTGGCTCATCTGGTGTGGCTGGAGGCACTTCTGAAGGTTCAGGCGCGGCGTCTAAAATCTTTTGAACCCCAGCTCGGGGCTTTGAACCAATGGCGGCAAACATTTCCCGATAAGCATTGAGCTTCGCGGTGTTCATATCCTCTAGTGGCGCGTGTTCGATGAACCCCCGATGTCGGCCGATGGTCTTTAGATAGAACAGAATTGCGGTTGGGTTTTTTGAATCCCGGAGATCGTCAAGGGCTCGCTCGTATTTGTCTAGGCGAACCTCGATTAGCTCCGCGCACACCTGCTTTAGTTCGGGGACTTTTTGTATTCTTTTGTGAAGAGACGGCCTTTGAACTCCCAGGATTTTTGCAGCGTCCGACTGATTCCCATCTGTCTTAATTAGAGCGGCTTTCGCTTGTTCATCGGTGAATTTACACACTCTTTTTTGCGATTGTCTTTTGTTAGCCATGAGTTACGCATTATCACAGAGTTAGATTAAAGTAAAGATTGGGAATTGTTTTTGTTTGGGAATTATGTATAATGGTTGGAAACCTGGAGGGTTTTATGAAAACACATTATAGAGGCATTGCTGAGTGCTGGGATATATCGGGCCTCATCACCGGCTCCTCCGATCCTTTGGTGGAGTATAATAAATATAGAGAGGTTTTTCCTGCGGGATGGGAATGTGATGAGCTTTCTAATGATGATTCCGAATTCACTTTGGAAGATTTCCAAAATTATATTTATGAATTGCACGACAATGCCCTTACAGAAGCAGAAGATTTTAGGGTTGAAGAACATAATAAAGGAGAGTGGGCGAAGCCAAAGATGTAAATGTTTTCCTTAAAGTGCCGAGATAGTAAACAGGTTTGCATGGTATGTACAATAAATGGTGAGTTATGTATTAAAGAAATAAGTGTCGGGAAATTAACTAGACTTGCCTGACCACCTGCCTCATATCAGGTTTTTCATACTGGTCTGGATGCGTCTCTCGTGATTGAGAGGCTTTTTTATTTCATCTTCTTCTTGCACTTAGCGATCAGCGGATCTCTCACTCTTTCGTCGTAATCGGCGAGTCTAGCGTTGCTCTTTTCGGCCTTTTTCACGAGCTTCTCTGCCTTTTTCAGTGGAACGCCCACTTCCTTCCTCATCTTCTTATCCATTCCTGTCTTCCTGTAGAGTTCAACGAAAGCTTGCTCGAGGTGAGATATTCTATTTAACATCTCGTGGATCTTCGTCGTAATCCATCGCTCGGAATCGCTCATTTTTTTTTGCCCTTTCTAGATTCGCTAAGGGCGATTGCAATTGCTTGTTTCGGATTGCTTACTTCTGGACCTTTTTTGGAACCCGAGTGAAGTTTTCCTTCCTTGAACTCTCTCATTACCCTGTGAACTTTCTTTTGGGATTTATTTTCTTTTTTCATTTTTTTCTCTAATTTTGAAATTCGAGTGAGGAGTTTCATTAATTCCCAGACAATCCTTTGGAATTTTTGTGGGAAAGTGGCCGCAGATTTTTTAGGTCCGAATCCCTTCAACACACTTCGAAGGTGATTATAGGCGCTACTCATTTCTTATGAAATCCCTTCAGGGTCTTTGCAAGGCTTGCGCGCTTTCTTTCAAGAGGATTCTTGGAATGCTCGGCTTCTTCTAACTTCTTGGCCGGGATTTTCTTCCCTGCTTTGACGCCAAGTTCTTTGTGGAGAGCTCCAGGGTGCTTTATGGAGCCAGAGATCCATTTCTTTTTCTCACCCATTTTTATTTTTCTCCTTTTCTCTCTCTAATTCCCATTCAAGTTTAAATTGGTCGAGCATTTGCGATAGATCCCTCATGGTAGGATGGCTTTCGAAAGTCTTTTCTTGATACTTGTGGTCGTGATCGTGATCTCGAGGGGAAAGGTTCGGATGACTGTGGTGTCTAATAAATTCGTCCGTTTCTCTGTGTTTTGCCCAGAGGAGCCACAAAGAAATCATTGTAAGTGCTTGGAGAAATCCCCATACAATTTCTGGAAAGACCGAAATCATTGCTTGCACCCTTTCATCATCTTGTGATCTTTGTCCATCTTGTGTTTGATGGCTTTTTTGGGTTCAGCTTTTTTCTCGTGTTTTTCTTCTTTGTGTTCTTTCTTCATCATTGGTTTTTTCTTATGGGCCATTGGGATACTCCGGGTTGTTGTTTAAATTTGAGTAAACCTTTTTCAATAATTATTTATCAATTTCTTTTATATATTTTTCCCAATTAAGTGCGTAGTCTCTGTACAGGGACTCGTAAACCTTCTCTTTCATAATTTGAGGGCAAATCCCGCATTGGATGCAAAGAGAGGTGTGGACGCGGGCTAACGCAGCTAGTGAGTTTGCGGGGTGAGTATTTTTTACAAGCTCGAAGATCTGGTCTGCGAGGTGTCCTGCTTCTTTGTCTAAAAGTCCAAAGTCATTCATTTTTTCCCATAAATTTGATTGTGATTGATGTCTTCTACAATAGCACAAATGGTTTCAGCTTCTTGTGAAAGCTGGGTGATCTTCTTAAAAAGGCCGCGCTGGGCCCTTTGAATTTTATCTAATTTTATTAACGCTTCGGCAATCTTTTCCTGATCTTCTACATCCCACATGGTAAGTTGCGCTGACATATAAACTCCCTAATTAAGAGAAAGTAATATATCATAAGCGAAAACATTAAGCAAGTTCGATATGAACAATCGTGCGAGGTTTTTCTGAATAGAACTTGCGAGCGCGACATTCCACAACCTGCGAATCGTCTTTAAGAACTATATCCTTTAAGGTGTCTTCTACGAATTTCTGAAGGTTAGTTGTATCAGGCCGTTTTATGTGATGATCGCGGCCAGCCAGGATTCTTTCTCTTCTTTTCTTAGAGAACGAATTGGGAATAGGCATACAAAAAGAATAGTCGATTTTTACAGCGACAGTGAGAGGTAAGTTTTGGTAATACTGTTTTTTTATTTCATGTTGATAATACTGCTTTTCTTCAAATCGAGGATTAAATGAACGCCTTCCATAGCCTCCGTGTGCTTTCCATGCTACCGGATTCCCTTCGATTTCAAAGTCAAACATGTATACCCCCTGTTGGTTGCTTCAGGGATATCAACAAAATAATTTATTTTAAACCTAAATCTTCATCGGTGATCGCTCCCTTCGTTGCTTTTTTTATTTTCATAGCTGTCCAGGGTTTTGGCTTTCTGTGCCCATGATAGATGGCATGGACGACAGATACCGTAATTCCAGACATCCTGGAGAACTCGGTAAGATTTATTCCTTTCTCATCCATGTATTTAGAGAGAGGAGTGTATGTTTTTTCCGTTTTCATTGACAAAATCCTTTCCGTTGGATTAGTATATTAGCATACCCAAACGTCCAGGTAAACAAAAAACCCGCTTGTTTGTGCAAGCGGGAAAACCCTGGAGTGGGTATTTAAAAGAGTGAAGTTTAACAAGTACAGGGTTTAACGCCCAAGGGAAAAATCATGGAGAAACGGAATATTTATCAAAGAATTCTGGGAGTTATGAAAGATGTCACTTATATCCAAAAATCAGAAAAAAGAGTTGATAACCAATATCGATTCGTGAGCCACGACCAAGTGGCCGCTGTCATTCATCCGGCCTTAGTAAACCACGGAATAGTTGCGGTCCCGACGGTTAAAAGCCTCACACAAGAAGAGTTCATGTCTAGTGTGAAGGCTCCAAATGGTTCCTTTTATGATAAAAAACAACAAAGGACCTCTGTCTGCTTAAATGTTAAGTTCGTAAATGTCGATGATCCTAACGATTTTATTGATATCGATGCGTGGGGATATGGATTGGACTATTCAGATAAAGGACCAGGAAAGGCGGTATCCTACGCTTTTAAATATGCAATATTGAAAATATTCTGTTTGGAAACAGGAGATGACCCGGACCAAAACCAAGAAATGACTCTCAATGAATCTCAACAAAAAGAAATACAAACTGTCGTAGGAAACGATGACGCCCTCGCGGAAAGAGTCCTTAAGGGGTATGAGAGAAAGTACAGAAAGCCGGTTAGATCGTTTGCGGATATCAAGCAAGAAGACTTCGGGCCTGCGATTAGCAAGCTGAAAGAAACTCCAAGACCTATTGCGAGGAATGTATGAGCTGGCAGACGTGGTATGATAATTTAAACCCATATGAACCCCCATATTATTTCCCAGAGTTCCAAGAGGAGGAAGAAAATGAAGATAATTAATTTAGAACAAGGATCACCTGAATGGATTGAGTTTCGAAAAACAAAGATCGGAGCCTCGGACATCGGAATCCTTATGACTGGATCTCCTAAAGAAGTATCCGACCTCTACTGGGAGAAAAAAGGAGAAGAGAAATACGTAACAGCAGCCATGCGCCGAGGATCGGATATGGAAGCGGACGCAAGACGATGGTTTGAAAGAGAACATGATATCAAGGTTGAAAGGCCCGTGGGTGTGCATGATACCCACGAATGGTTGATGGCTTCGTTTGACGGTCTTAATTTCGAATTGGGACTGTCCTTGGAGATTAAATGTCCTAACCAATTGCCCGACTTTATCGAGGATTTGAATAACTACAAGCGATATTACTGGCAAGTGCAGGCTCAGTTAGCCGTCGGAGGCCACGAAAAGGGGTTTATTTTGGCCTACAGTGAGTCAAAACAGGTAACAGGCATCATCTTTAGGGATGAGACTGCGATCGCCGATTTAATAGCCAAAGGAAAGTGGTTTCATGATCTCCTCGAATCCAACCTCCCACCTCCAGAACCTCTCATATTTCGGGACGATGAGGATGCGGTGGAATTTTCGGAGGCGGCGAGGACCTTAAAGGCGCAGATAGATAATCTTGAGGAACAGTGGAAGATCTTGCGAGATGGAGGCATTTATCTGGCTGGCGAGATCTCTTTCGAGTGTAACGGGGTGAAGGTCCAAAAGATCGTCCCTAAGCCGTCGATTGATTACAAAGCGGCTCTGGACGCTTTAGCCCCTGGCGCTGATTTGAGTTCATTTCTCAAACCTATCAAACCATCTTGGAGGTTAACAGTTTCCTAGAATGGTTGGTTCATAGGAAGGAAGGGTTTTACTAGGTCGAATGCTTGCCGACTAAAATCCTTCCACATTTCATCGGGCATTTCAGGATAGTTCCCATAGACTTTGTTCCCAAAGCCGTCGTCGCTCTTAAGGTAGCAAGGGCGAGCGATAAAAAACCCTCCGTTCTTCCCTCTTTTGAGTCTCATGTTTGGGTAAACGATTCTGGATCCGGTCGCAACGTCGAACGTAGCAAAAACTTTATCGCCCACCCCATTTTCTTTATAATTTAAAATTTCCATAGCCCTAGTCTTTTCAAGTTTTTTTCTTCCATGATCATGAATTTACCGCATCTCTTGCATTCGCAACAGTCTCTAAATAAGACCGTAAGAGAGTTTTTTCTCAACGAAATCCCGCAGCGGTAGCATTTAGAAGCTTTGCACTGCGGAACGATTGCCCACGAGGAATTGAATGGGGTTTTTCCTCTTTTTACAGGAGATAGTTTGCTAACATATAGACCCATTCCTCTCAGTTAGCAGTAATTTATTTATTTATAAACTAATTTTTTACATCCCTTTTTGTCTCAAATCTTGTCCTTCATGATTTTCTATTATTAAATTTTCGGATGCAAATAAACGGGAAGCCGCTCTCTGTCCCAAGCAGTCTGCTAGAGTTTTTCTAGTAAGATTGGAAGTAAATACGGTGGGCTTTCTGTTTTCATATCTGAAATCTATTAGCCCAAAAATTACCTCTACTCTCCAATCATTCATTCCAGTGCTCCCTAGGTCATCAAACATCAGAAACTCATGATCAAAGGACTGAGATATTTCCTTCGAATAATCCCACCCTCTGTCGATACATTCTCTAAGACGAATCAAATAATTTCTCTCATTAATGTAGTAATAATTATTCACCTTCCCATGAATCCAAGGAAGGAGAGCCGAGCAAAAATATGTTTTTCCGATGCCGGGTGCTCCAAGATATAATAAAAATCCGTTGGGACTTTTCACGTAGTTGGTGACTCGCTTTCCATCAAGAGATCCATCAGGGATTTTGGAGAGGTTGGCTCCGGCGTATCTTTGCCCGATGAGTTGGCATTGGATTCGGTAGTGTTCGTTATATATCTTTTCGTCCATGGATTAGATTCCTTTATTTTTGGTTTATTTTTTCCTTTAGAGTCCCGATTGATCCATGAATCTATGACGGCTGCATGGCTTTTGTACCTTTTGAACCGTGCTGGGTCTATCTCCGAGAATAAATCGAGCTGTTTGATGGTATAGTCTACTGCTTCTTCACCAAACTTTTCAATAAGCTCTTTGTAGGAATGAAGGAACATTCTCACTTTCCCTCTTTCAAAAATAGGAGGGATGTTTGGAGGGGTGGACGGGGGCGCAGCCTCCCCCCCTTTCTTTAACCCTATTCCTTTAGGAATAGGGATTTCTTTTGTGGGTGTGTTAAACACACTGGGGGGGGGTGTGTTAAACACACTGGGGGGGGTGTGTTCATCACACTGGGTAAAATTATTTGAATCTTCCGACACCACCAGTTCATAGAAAGTCTTTTGATCGGATTTTTCCCCTACCACTACTTTTGATATTAAATTTTTTTCTTGTAAAGATTTGGTGGCTTTAAGGATGGCTTGTCTTAAAGATCCTGTGCTTTTTTCTAATTGTGAAAGACTGATTTGATCCCGAATTTTGTGCCAACCAAAAGTTTTTCGCATGATAACGAAAAGAACTTTGGTTTCGACGGGGGTGAGTTTTGGCAACCACTCATCTAAAAAGATGTTAGGGACTTGTGTGTAGTTTGGGGCTGGGAGTTTGAATGTCATTGGTCACTCCTATTTTTGTAGGACTTGACCGTTAAAGGTTTTCTGCTTGCAAACTTGCTTGCGAGAAATTATCTTACGAGATAAGATACTAAACGTTCTTATTTTCGTACCTTTAACATATCAAGTCCGCAAGCGCTCCGTTTCAGCGGGGCCTTGCACCTTTAACATTCCCTCAAGACTAATAAAAAATAGAATTAGGGTCTAACAGAAAAATGCAACTTCCTGTTAGGGCGACTCAATTTTAACCTCTCTTTTTCCAGCAAAATCTCGCCCAAAACGGAAAGAAAACAAATGATGAAAAAATCTGTCATGCGATGTTGCGAATGTAGTGGATAAGTCTAAGAATAAAGAACAGGATGAGAAGAAAAATGCCTATTTTGAGTACCCATTCCATGGAAAACCTTTGGTAGACTTATCTTCCAAATAAAGGGATGGGGATTAAACGTCTACTTTTTGAAAGGAAGTTCAGGAAGGGGGATGAGCTGAATTTCAATTCCCTCTTTCTTTTTTAGAACTTGTTCCGTCATGAGTTCCAGCTCGTTATCGGCATGGGAGGGTAGGAGGGAGCAACCAGATAAGAAAAGAAGAAGGATAAATATAAGTTTCATTCAGTTTCCATATGCTAAGTAAAAACAGGCTGTACCGCCCCCGAAGGTGTTCCACCCAGTAAATCCGTTGGTATTTACAGAAGTAGCGGCACATGCTATGCCCCCCCCTACTGAACTGTTGGCCGTGATGACTACACCAAAACAATTACTTGGAAAGGGGGATGAAAAAGTCACAGCAATTCCGGTATTATCAAGAGTAGCAGTTCCTTGTCTGAATAATAGACCGCTCGGTTCTGCGAGGGCCCAACTCCCATTTCCGCTGGAATCGCTTGTCAAAACATATCCAGCGACTCCTCCGGAAAGATTAATTGTGCGTCCTGTGTTGGCTACGCCCGTTCCTCCATATTGACCAGAGATAACCGATCCGTTCCATGTTCCTGAAGAAATTGTTCCCACTGAAGTTATATTTCCCTGGACCGCTGCCGGAAGAGTAGAAGATATAGAAGGAACGCCTCCTGCACTTGTAATCAAAACGCCGTTGTTCGCTGTTGTAATTTGAGCCACCACATTGTTTGAAGAAGAATACAGAATATCGTTGATTGTAGTGGAAGAGGGATAAGTAGCTGTAGAAAAGCTAGGCGCTGATGCAGCGTTAGATTGAAGAACGTTTCCAGTTGTACCGGGTCCGGCAAGTAAAGACGGTATGCCTGTATTGCCAGTGACTAAAACCCCATTATTTTGCGTTGTTATTGTAGAGGCGGCCACATCGGTTCCCTGACCGTAGAATATTTGATTTAAAGGGCCTTGTAGCTCGATTTTTAACGTATTGGCTATGCTTCCGTCAGTAAATGTAGTCACGGAATCATTTACGTTGACCACTCCACCGCTCGGAACAACATTGCTTCCTAGGTTAGGTTTCAATTGCTCGATGGCGCCCCCTCCCCCCGTAAGGGAAATTGTTAGGGTGTTAGTTCCAGGATTGCCGGTAACTATTACTTGTCCTGACGCGCCTACTAAATTCACATTTCCAGACGCATCCCCCGTAACTGCTCCTCCGGAGTCTCCGGTTATCGTTGCAATATCGGCGGTCGTAGGCCCGGCGGTTACATCCCAGGTAGCGGTAGTCCCACTTACATTCACAAGCATCCAGAATCGATGAGAGCTTGTATTGCCCCATACTTGTCCCAGCGGATAGAGATAATCGGAAGTAGTGGGATCAACGGTTTTTAAAACAATAGGACCTAAAGCTCTCCACTGAGCATAAACCACCCCATTTGATGGAGCCAATGTCTCTAAAATCCAAATCGCTTGTGTTTGAGTATTCACCCATCTTTGCTGAATAGGGAAAGCAACGTCGGTATTTGATGGATCAGCGGGAGAAAAGATGGGAGCGCCGATTTTTGACGCTCCGCTCGAAATTGAATAAGCTTGGTTGCTTACCGGATAGGTCATTGAGCTGGAGGCTCCTTAATTTCTTCCGGAGGAAGCTGGATAGATGAGATTACAGCATGGACCTGGTGATGCACCTGCATCCCACCAGCTTTGAGAGCGGCATCAAAGATAGTTACCAAGTGTTTTTCAATTTCTTCACTGATTTTTAAAAATTTCATGTTTCCCCTTAAGATTAGTTAGGTCTAGTTTGGATATCGCTTTTATTTTCCGCGACCTTATACAGACCATACATAACTAACGCTTTCATACAAATAACTTTTTTAAACTTGTGTCTGGTTTGCGATATAAGCCGTAGTAGAAACTCCGTAGAAATATCCTATTCCTCGGTTATGATTAATTTGATAAGGAACGACCGACACATTTCCATTAATAGTATCTCCCCCAATCGTCGGAGCTACATCAATATTATTTGTTGTTGCAAAATTTCCCACATCGATCACGACAAATCCCTTTCCAGGAACCACGGGGTGAGGAAGAGTGACGGTGAAAACTCCCCCTGTAGTATCGCAAAGAATTACAGTGTCAGTTGTTGCAGCGCTATAGTTAGAAGTTTTAACGGAAGTAGTTGCATAATTGATCTGACCTCCTCCTCCACTTCCAACCGGCTGCCAAGTTCCATTGCCGCTACCGTCTGAAGTAAGTACGTACCCATTCGTAGGAGAAGTGCTCAATGTTATAGTCGTACCAGAAATACTTCCGTTAACTTGCAGTTCATGGACTCCGTCATCTGTGACAGTTCCGACCATCACTCGACTTCCATTCAAAAATAATTGAGTAGCTCCCGCAGCCCCGATGCTCAGGCTTCCCGAATCTGTTCTTATGGTGGTATTCCCAGCTCCTCCGTCTGTAGTTCGCGTAGAAGAATTGACGAAAATGACAAGCTTATCCGCACTTGTATCATTTCCCATTTCTAAAAATGTAAATGCGCTACTCCCTGCATTTGTATTTCTAAGTAGGGTAGTGACTCCTCCGTTCACCGATCTTTGGATGGTTAGATCACCAGTACTTACGATAGAACCAGAGGCCAAAATATTCCCAGAAGAGTCAACTTGGAACTGATTCGCACTTCCTACGTTGAAAAGAGAAGTTGCTGTAGATGATCCAATACTTGTTCCCCCACTGACGATTAATCCATTGGTGGGCGGTGTAGTAGTCGAATAGGAACCGATTGCCATATTGGCGCTATAGAGGGCAAGATTATTAGATCCTGCGCCAGGAGCTCCAAAAAAACCCCCGTATGCAGTGGTAATAGTTCCAACGGCTGCCCCGCCACCGTCGAAATAAAACCCTGCTACTGTAGTAAGAGTTCCGGCATTTCCTGTAAATCCATAGGAAGAATAATAGGAAGCTAAGGTTCCGCTTTCTGTATTTCCCCCTCCTATTTTAAAAGTGGGACCCCCATATATAGCAGTATACAAATTAGCAGTGCTGGCAGAGGGAAAGTAAGTGGGAGCGGAATAAACACCCACTCCAAAAGATGCGGTACTTGTCTGAATTCCGTTTATGAGCAATCCATAAAGGGAGCTTGCTGTGGAAAGGGTTACTCTTGCGCTGGCATTCACGGATGAAGTGCCGAATGCCGATTGACCGGAGACTAAGAGGCCATTCGTTGGAGGGGTGGTAGCCGTGTATCCAATTGAGGCGTCGTCGGAATACAGAGCAGCTTTCGTTCCACCAAATCCAGGGTTGGTGAAATAAGCTCCATAGGCATTTGTGACGGTAGGGGAAGAGGCTGTTGAGGTAGCCCCGATGAAAACACCATAGCTTGACGTGATTGTTCCAGTTCCAGAAATAAAAAATTGTCCTGTATAAAGAGACGCTGACGTCGCAGTTCCCCCCGTAGGGGCAATAACGGTGCCTCCGGCGTTAAAGTTTGCGGATAGATTGCTATTTGGGGGATCAAGAGTAGGAGCTACCGATATCCCTATTACGCTTGCGGCACCTAACGCTGCTGCAATAGTTCCTATTACGCTGATACCGCCCACATCGTTACTTACCCCTGTGATAGTAAGTCGAGTGTTTGCTGTTGCAGCTCCGTTGAGAGTTAAAGTCCCAAATCGAACCGCAGATGTTGTAGCGATGTCTTGAGGTGTGGACAGAGTCACAGCTCCAGTAGAAGCAGAAGCGATTACTTGATTCGCTGTTCCGGTTATACTAGTCACTCCTAATGCCGATAATGCTTGCCAAGTCGCATTCCCACTAGAATCAGAGGCCAAAACCTTTCCGGTCGCTCCTGATGCCAAACTAATCGTCAATCCTGTATTCGCAACTCCCGTTCCTCCATATTGACCGGCGATAACCGTTCCATGCCAGGCACCCGCGACAATAGTAGAGAGAGAAACATTTCCTGAATCGGTGATACTGAGGATAGAAGCGCCATACGCATTATTTAGTACCTGGAAATCACCTGTACTATCTATTCGAACGTATTTACTTGGAGTGGGAACTCCCGTCCCCGTATTAACTAATTGAATTTGTCCTCCCTGCGTCCCCGCAGTTCCTCCGCTACTGACAACTAGTGCCGTTCCATCTGCATTCAGATTTAAATTAGAGGAACCTAAGACATCTAAAAGAAAAGTAGCAGAAACCCCAATTCCAACTTTTCCAAATTGTACACTTGAACTAGTAGCAATAGACTGTGGGAGGGTTAAAGTGATCGCGCCACTAGTAGGAGTTCCGGACGTCCCATTGACGAGGACTTGATTTGCTGTCCCCGTAAGTGTCGTAACAGAAAGGGAAGATATATTTCCCCATGAAGGAGGATTGCTTGTAGTAGCAATAAGAACCTGTCCAGTAGTTCCCGCTGATAAAAAAGAAGGAACCCCGCTGGCACTTGTAATGAGAACTCCATTATTCCCGGTAGACAGTCCCCCGATGGTGTTATTTGCTGAGGAATAAAGGATCTGGTTAATCGTAGTAGTAGAAGGGTATGTAGCCGTAGAGAAGGTAGGAGCGGAACTAGTATTTGCTTGTAGTACCTGTCTGGTCGAGCCAGTTACTCCGGTATAAACACTCGTCCCATCAAAATATTGAGTGCCTTGCGTTGCTGTTCCGAGAGTATTTTGTTGAGACATTAAACCACCGTGTAGGTTCCTGAAGTTCTAATTTTAAAAGTAGTATTGGCTACGACGCAGACGATGGTCACATCATCATACCGATTCGTGCTCGTTATCGATCCTCCGACGCCTACTGTGGTGCTTACACCACCTACAATCACGTTCTGGCCCGCATTTTGCGAAATATCCCACCCTCCCGCACCCAGTCCAGTTATCGAATAAGTATCTCCCACAGCTGCTGTTGCCGGAAGAGCTAATGTAATAGGACTAGCGGAGTTAGTTATATATCCGTTGAATGCTGACATAGAGGTATCTGTTGTCACAACAGACCACATAAACCCCGATCCAGAAACAGAAATTGTGAGAGTATTAGTTCCGGCATTCCCAGAAACCAAAACTCCTCCAGTCCCTAATAGACTGATTACTCCCGAAACATTCGGTCCTACATTTCCGCCCGAATTTCCCGCTAGAAATAATACTGAACTGCCTCCACTTCCTCCGCCTCCTTGAGAACCCGACTGACTCATCGTTACCTATTACAATAGTAAGTTGATAAATAAACCAATCCGGTCCCTGACGAACCTTTTACAAAAATCTGCGTATTTGCTGAGATTTGACATTGAAAATTAGATTCCTTATTCGTGGCCACATCTAAAAGAACAAATCCTGTGCTAGGAAGATATTCGTGATCGTTTATTCCGTCCCAAGAAATTGTAATTCCTACGCTCGACCCATTATATATTTTAATAATTCGAGTAGGAAACGAAAGAGCAGTTCCTACCGCTTGGTAAGATCCTGTAAAAGTAGAGGAATCAATACTTCTCAATAGATCGGGAACTAAATTTGAAAATGCTGCGCTCATATTTATTCCTTACGGTGCGTTAGTGGTCCACGTTGGAACCCAAGCCACTTGAGTACCGATATAAAACTTGATCCATCCAGTATTGGTCGCTACATTTCCAGTGCTCATGTGAATTGTTCCTACCCCCGTACTAATCGTGGTGGAATTAATATTAGACATCGCATTTTGAGAAACTACGCCCCCGGCATCCGCTGTCGCATAGAATGTAGCTCCCGTGATAGTTGACGTTCCTTGCAAAGCACTTCCAACTTGAACGAGGCCCAAACCCGCATTGATGGTAACGGCTCCCGTTCCGGTTCCCGATCCAATCGTAACCGCGTTTCCTGTGATCGCTCCTGTGCCTATATTGACCGTTTTTGCGTTGGTAGCGCCCGTGGCTATATTGACGGTAGTGGCGCCTGCTCCGCCTCCCACAATCACTGTATTCGTTCCAGAAGAGGAACCTAAAGTGAGCGTTCCTGTCTGGCCGGTTCCCCCGATGACGATAGTACCCGCAACCAGAGAAGCCCCGATTCCGATTGCCGTACCGACGGCTCCATCAAGGGTAATGCTCGTCCCACCTAAGATGGTGGCCGTATTCGTTCCAGAGGTACTTCCGATAGAAAATGTTGGAGGAATACTGAAGGTGATTGTGTTTCCTGAACCTACCGTTGAAATTTCAAGAGCAGTTCCTAGGAGATTGATATTGCCTAGGACCGGACTGATGGGTCCTCCAGAGTCTCCGGTGAGAGTTGATACCAAAATACTGCCTCCCGCGTCTGCTTGCCAGTTGGCTACCAAAGCCCCCGCCGAAGGGGTATAAGAGGTGAGAGAATAAACTGTATTTCCCGCCGTGTTTACCCATCTTTTCCCGATGGGAAACCCTACATTCGTAGACGTCGGATTAACTAGGGCATAGAAAGGAACCGCAACGTTATCAGTGGACGTTCCCACTGCTACGGCATAATTGTTTGATATCACTCCAAAAGACATAGAGAGAAACTCCTGATGATCGTTTCTTTCCAAGTAACAAGAGATTCTTTTAATAGAAATAAAAAAATGTATCGTATTTAGCGAAATGTTGGAAGGTGCTAGAATAGCGGGAAAAATGAGGAAAAGATCTTTATTAAAGAAAGGGGAGATAAATGATTTTTTTACAATGGTTTTTTATAATATTTGGGCTTGCATTGGTGCCTTTTATTTTGGGAGATAACAATGAAAACGAAGATGAATTAGAATATTAATCGGGCCAATTTATTTCTTTATATTCTTCTGGAAGGTCCTCTTTAACTTTATTTTTTAAAATTTGTAATATTGCAGATGACCCTTTAATACTTTTGTTTTTTATCGCTACAGATATTTTACTATGGAGATTCTGCCATTTTGGATCTGTTAATAATTTCGCAGAAATTTTTCCTAGTGCTTTTTTACCTGCATAACCAACAGCTATTTTTTCAGCTAAATCCAAATTTCCTGTAAATATAGAACCTAAAAAAGCAGTCGTAGCACCTGCGTCTATATATTCTTGTATTTTATTTACTCCGAGAGCCTTTTGCACTCCTTTCATTTTGCTATATAGTGCATTGGTATCAGTTAGATCTTTAGCCAATTTCGGATATATAGAAGATAGGGTTTTAAATATGGGTTTTTTAAGCGCTTCCAGAGTCTTTTTCCCACCTTTTACTGAATTCCAATTAACCATTTTATTAATTTCTCTGTAAAAATTAATTAGTTCCTCTGGAGAAGTACCAAAATTATTTGCCTTTTCTATTGCCTCGTCTATAAATTTTACGACCGACTTAGTTTCTGGAGAAGAACCCAACGTTTTTTTAAGCCCCATACTAATGTCTTCGAATTTATCAATCAACTTGATGGTATCGTGAGCGTGTAGCTGAGGAAGTTTGGAGGCTTTATCGGTGATAACATCATAGACATTTCCCAAAGCGGCCTCCGTATTTTTTAACGCCGTATGCGCTTCTTTAGATTTCTTGGCTAATTTACCTAATAATTTTTCTGTAACATTCCCATGTAGGAGAGGCGCTATTTCTTTTTCAGATAGTCCTATTCGTTTACCAGTTTCATAAATTAATTTTTTATTACCCTTTCTAACAAACTTAGATTGTCCGCCGGGGACGGGAAGAACCAATGAAGTTAACAAGCTTAAGTTATCTTCCCATTCTTTTTCAGATTCATTCAGAGGAGCAGTTGAGGGAGCTAATTTCTCTATCCCTGACTGGATTGATTTAGATGTGAGAGGGTTTTCTGTTATATGTTTGAGTTCTTCCTCCTCTTTTGGTTTTCCGCCTGGGACTTGTTTAGCAATCCAATTTAGGCCCTCCCCTATCCCAGAAACTACATCCCCAGGCAACCCGAGAGCGGTAGACGCAACAACTTTTCCAGTCCTTCCTAGAGTCCTTTTCATCTCCCCTACTTGAGATTTATTGGCGACTTTTTTTCCCATTCCTAATTTGGGGAAATGGATGGATTTATTTTCAGGAACGGCCTTATCTTCCTCGAATTGAGACCAATCGAAAGATTTTTTTTCTCCCCCTGGCTCTTCCTCAAACTGAGACCAATCGAATTCGGATGTCATTTTACGACCTTACCGCCAGCTGCAATCGCCTCTTTCACTTTATCTTTCGGTATTTTTAATATTTTCCCATCTGGGGATTTGACCTTTACCATCATATTTCCAGCAGAAGTTGATTCTTTTTTTTCTGGAGAAGGTTCGCTTCTCCCCTCAACTTCGCGTGATAAAAGATTTTGCAACCCATCGAGGGCCCCTTCAATTTCAGCCTGGCGTGCATTTGGGTCTGTTAAAACTTTTTTATATTCATCAAACTCTTTCTGGTTTCTTATACTGACTCCCGCTGAAACCAGAGGGATAAGAGATCTTCCAAGTTGTTCGAATTCCGCCCTATTTTTTGTCGTTTCTCCTCCGAAAAGACCTTGTATCCAATTAGAGGGGCCCGTACTTGAAATCAATTCTCTCATTCGATCAATTGTTCCGAGTCCCGTTTCTATCATTTTAACTTTTTCGAGTTGTTTAGTCTGATTAGCTAAACCAGCTCCTCTTTCCTTTTGCAATGCCATTTGCTTAGCGAAATCAATTCCTCCCACCAATCCCTGAGAAGCTCCTTGTCCCAAATTTCTAGCCAGCAACTGCCCCATCGATGGCGTTTCCGGCAATACTCCATAAAATCCCATATCAATACCTCAGAATATTCCCGCTAATTTACCGATTCCCATTCCGCCGAGAGAGCCCGCTGCCGTTCCCACCCCTCCGGCCAACGCAGGAAGTAATTCTTCCCACCATTTTTTCTGTTTTGGAAGAAATGCCGTGGTGTTCAAATCCTGTCCTATCAAATTCTGATATAACCCCATCAAATTCTGAATAGCCTGATTTTGTAATCCCATTCTATTCCCTTGCAATCTCTCGGCCAAATCAGTGGCCGCCCCTCCGACCGCATTCTGAAAGCCGCTAGACCTTCTGGCGCCCATTCCTGCGCCCGAGAACCTGGAAGCTATGTTGCCCTGGAGCTGACCGAATTGACGGATTGCAGGGGCTTCTAATTGCTTCCACTGTTCCTCGTTACCCCCAGCTCCCATTTGTAAGAGCTGCTGGAGGATGGCTGGGAATCCTTGAGATAGAGCGTCTGCCCCTTGATTAAACAACCCCATCTGCTTAGGATCTCTATTGGACGCTGTAACTAGATTATAACCGCTCTTTCCCAAGGAAGAAACGGAACCTGTGGCAGGCATAGACATACGAACCTCTTTTATTTCCCCCATACCAAATTCATATTTACATTGTTATAAAAAAGAAAGGGTTGTCAGAAATTCGACCTACGCATTATCATGTATTTATATGAAACTTTACCCATATCAAAAAAAAATATTCGACGCAGCTATAGAGCATTACAAGCATCAAAACAATTTGATGATAGTCGTCCCTACTGGCGGAGGAAAAACCGTAATCCTCTCTCATTTGATTAAACATTTCAATCTAAGAACCTTAGTGGTCGCCCATACCAAAGAATTAATTGACCAATGTAGGAACACTCTTTCTATACAAAACATTAAAAATGCAGAAGTTCGAACGATTCAATCATGCTATAGAGATGTAGACAAGTGGAGCGATTTTGATTTTTTAATTGTCGACGAATGCCATAGATCGTGCACAATATCTTATTTAAAATTGATTGAAAAATTTAATAAAAAAAAGATTTTGGGATTAACGGCCACTCCTTTTCGGAGCGACGGACAAAAATTAGAGTATATTTTTGGAAAAAAAATATCTCCCCTCAACTTGATCGATATGATAGAAAATGGGTTGCTATGCGACTTTGAGGGATACAGGGTGAAAACCAGTCAAAGTTTAAGAGGAATAAGCACCAAAAAAGGAGATTTCGTTTCTAGTAAGTTAGCGGCGGTCGTCAATGTTAAAAACAGAAATGAATTAATCGTGGGCGAATATAAAAATATTTCCCCAGGAGAAAAAGCTCTTTGTTTTTCCGTAAATATTAAACATGCAATTGATTTGCAGAAAGAGTTTGAATTAAACGGAATTTCTGCTAAAGCAGTGCATGGAAAACTTTCTCGGGAAAATAGAATAGAATACATAGAACAGTTTAAGAAAGATAAAATAAAAGTTTTAATAAACTGCCAAATTCTAACAGAAGGGTTTGATGAACCATCTGTTACATGTTTATTAATGGCTCGTCCCACTCTATCTAAAGTTTTATATATGCAAATGATTGGAAGAGGTTCTCGAAATTTTCCAGGAAAGTCCACATGCAAAGTAATAGAATTTACAGATAATTCGTATAATGTATGCTCCTTGGACGATCTATTAGAAAAAAGTTCAAAGACGCATACTATAACAAGAGGAGAACGACTATCCAGATTCAGGAAAAGGATAAACGAATTATTGGATGATTCAGGTGAATTAGTAGTTGAAAAATACAAGGTAGTTGAAAAACCGTTTGGCGAACGCGCCGCCACTCCTTGGCAAATTAATTTTATAAAAAAATTTAATGTCGAATTTTCAGAAGATTTAACAGAATTGCAAGCTAACGAAATTATATCAAAAATAACAGGATAATATGAGAAATCCGATTACTCTTGAACAAAGACAGATTTTAGAAAAATTTAAAGATAGTTCATTGGATGCTAAAGAAATTGGGTTGCTATCCGGAATGTTTTATTCAACGGCTTCCGTAGAATACAAAAGAGGAGGAGGAAGAAGCAATTATAATGCTCAAATAGCGCATGAATTGTCTCAAAAAAGATTAGAAAAGATTAAAAAATCTCATGAGTCACGTAAATCCCCTCCCAAATCCTTGGATTTGCAAACCAGAAAGTTGATAGAAAAATACAAGGATACCGAACTTTCAGGGGCTAAAATTGGAGAAAAAATTGGGAAGCATAAAAATGTTATAAATAGAGAATTTAATCTTTTTAAAACCAGAGGAGAATATAATGCAGATTTAGCCCAAAAAATGAGAGATCAAAAAAAAGAAGAAGGGCATCAAAAAATTAGAAAAAAAATTATTATCACAGAAAAAAGACCAGGAATAGAAGAACTGGATTTATCAAAAGAATTTATTGACTCTTTCAAAAATAAACAAATTTCAAATGAAATTGAGAGTTCTAATGCATATAACTTACCCAAACTTACGTTAAATATTTGGATCGAACGATTTAAAGAAGAAGAAGCTCCTACCAGGAGAAATTGGAAAAAAGAGATTAGATATTTTGAATTTTGGAGTAAATATTTAGGAAATAAGATCGCTATTGATATTTCATCTAGAGAAATTGAAGAAGTTGCCGATATTATTATGCAGCAACCTTCTAGACATAAAAAACAATTATCAAAAGAAACGAAAAGAAAATTCCTGTTATACCTCTCTTCTTTATATTCCACCGCTATTTATAAATGGAAATGGGCCATATTCAATCCTTTGTCTTGTGTGGATAAAAAAAAGAGCAAGCAAAATTATATCCCTGATCAAACTCAAAATCAGTCTTCCATAGAACTAAAGAAAAAATTTATATCTTTGGTTAAAAAATTTACATCTCTAGAAGATATTCCCTTGAGGAAGCAGGCTGAAAAGTGCGGCGTATCTCTATCTGTATTTCAAAACGCCGTTTCACTCAGCTGTAATACTACGCTGAAAGTTTTCATGAAAATATGTGATAAATTTGGAGTGTCATTGGAGTTGGTGGAAACTGGTAATAAATAATTTATTTATTAACTAAACCTGACTGATCCACTCTAAAACCACAACTCCCGAACTGATCGTTGGAGGAGATCCCGCTCCTGCCGTAATCACGATATTTGTGAGCGTAACCGAAAGTTGAACCTGATTGTTTGCGGCAGTCGCGCTAACATACGGCAGAGGGTACCAATTAGTTCCATCTGTGAATGATCCGAATATCCTAGAAAAAGCAAAAATCTGAGACAGATTGAGCATATGGGGATAACTCCCAGCCCCTGTAATAGAATAGATCTGTCTAATCGTCTGCTGACGAGAAGAACTTAAAAACCAAGACTCACCAGTAATAACGGGCCTTCCCTGGACGAATAAAGAAATCGTCCTATTGTTCACAGCGTTGGCGATGTCTATATAGGATTTATTCACTTCAACGGTGAGAGCCTGAGGGTCTTCGGGAAAGTTCCTCGAAGTTCTTAGAAATGGAGCTTGATTAGCAAAATTTGAACTCATAGTTTCCATCTATGAGTTTTATGATTAAATTAACATAACAATTGAGATGGAGATACATCCAATATAAAAGAATGAAGTTCAATTTCAGAAAATTGATTACTAAAACTGGTGTCTCTCATCTGCTCCTCTGACAGGGTAAATCCGATCTGTACTGTATCTCCCAGCAAAGATGTATTCATCCGGTGCCATATTTGATTCTGTTGAGAAGCCGTGATCATCTGTAAGTTTATGTTCGCGGGAGTTAATCCCAGGTTCGTTGATTCAGGACATGTATAGAGAATAGCTGTGTAAACCAACGAATTATTTGAATCAAACGGGTCGTTATAGGGAGAGGAAGCGTTCTGACTTAAATAGATAAGGAGGGTAATTTGCCCTCGAGCGGTTGTGGTGAAAAGATATTTTTGTGTCCCAATCCGGGTCTTTCTTCCCATTTCCCACGAGACCGGAAACTGTCTAGTCTGAATCATAGGGACGTACATTCGTTGGATAACTCCAAGTCCTAGATAGGTCCCTCCCGCAATAGGAGGAGAAAGAGTGAACGTATCTTGAGTGGGGTTGCTAACCGAAAAGATCTTCCCATTAACTTGAGCCCCTACCGTTCCTAGAGCCCCGCTGATGACGATATAATCTCCTTCATTCAAAGAATGGCCAGGGGATGTAACGAGAGAAAGTGCGCCAAAAGATTTTATATATTCCGAATTAGCTTCGTCCGTTCCATCTCCCAAGAACATAATGAAACCCTGAGAATTTCCTCCGATTACCTCGGGCTGTAGCAATGTAGATACGCCCGAGTCCCAAGGATCGTTCCAAGACTCCCAGGTTGGGTATATATCTCCAACCGTAGACCATGTTAATCCCGTCTGCCTTCTAAACGTCCCATAAGTCGTATAAGTCTCATTAAAGAGAGCCCAACTATTATTCCTGTAATTAAACAACAGGGTTTGATTAGGAAATGTTGCGATTGATTCGTTAGAACGGTAAGTAAAATAAATCCATTCGTTTATAAAATCCCTTTGCGCACACACTCTTTGCGACCCATTGCTCGTTAAGTTGAATTGAAAGATCTGGTCAGGAATAGGAAGATCGATCCTCTGGGATGCGGTTTGGCTCGTAATCACAATTCCTCTTCCTCCTACCGTGATCACTCCTCTATCTAATGTCACAGAACTAAAGGTGCTTTCCGAACCTAATTCAGTATTTATACTATAAAAATTGAATGGTATAATATCATTTCCTGAATAAATCAATCTAGTTTGTCTATTTTTAAATCCTACAATTAAAACATCTTCATTAAATCCGACAGTGGTGATCGAACTTTGTATGCCCGCTTGGATGAACCCTCCGTATCCCGCTTCGTCTTCCCAAAATGCGCTAGGTTGAGCGGTTTGAGAGACAGGATTGGCAATTGACCATCCAGGGGTCAATAAAGGGAGGTAAGTTTGAATGGGAGAGGGTGCTCCTGGCCACGAGGCGGTATAGTAAGGAACTCCATTTTGGCTATAGATGATCGTATCGGGAAGATAAACTTGACTCCCTGCGCTGGAAGTTTGAACTACGGGACCCAGGAATAAAATTCGATCCTTGTAGGGAACGATCATTCTGGCCCCTACTAGATAATACTGTGAGGGGGGAAGATCGGAAATATTAAATATATTTGTAGGTCCAGAAATCAAGGGAGGACAGAAATTGACCCAACCATTTCCAGGAGTAGGCGTGTAAGGGGAAATGCCTATGGTCGGATCGCCATCATACCAACGCAGACAGTCTTTAGTTGCATCAGAATTATTCGTAAGGTACTGCAATATTCCATTAGCATATGTTTGATTGGATATGGCAGCGTAGGGAAATCTCACCGTCAAAGTCGTGGTAGTCGTGTTATTAGAAACTGCCGATACAAAACCTGTTTGAAAATTTACGGTATTACTATTTGTTCCAGTTACTTCATTTATGAAAACCCAGTCTCCAACAACCAAGCTTGCTACGGATTCAGTTATCGTAATTGTTAATTGCGTTGCGCTTACATAGGTAACAGAAGCGCACGGCTTGTACTGCATTCCTATATTGGTGGCGGAGAAAGGAGTTTGTATTCCATTTGTCACCCAGAAAGCTTGTTGGTAGTTAGTAGACCAAAATTGCTGATAATTTTGCCCATTCCACAGAGCCGGAGTCACCGTCGCCGGCGATTTTTGAGTATAAGTAATCGAAGTCCCCGCAAAAGTCCCGGTAGGAGGGTTTTTGTAAAAACTCACACTATAGGGCGTGTAAGGAACGGAAATAGGGACATTGTAAGAATAAACAGTATCGAATCCCAGAGTCCTCGTATCATCGGTGGTGTTCAGTTGAAGATCCTCTAGACCCATGACTGGAAGGGAAGGATAGTAGATAAATTGTTCCGTAATCGCCGTCGTCAATAGAGGTGGAGAGGTTTGAAAAGTGACAGATCCTGTGGCATAGTTAATGGTCCCAGTTCCTCCCGCTCCATTGGATAAAACGCCAGTCCCATTGTCGGTGAAAACTTGCCCTCCGATGGTGATGCTGATGGAAGATGGAACGACCGATGCGTTTACTTGGTTCGTATTTTCCCATATTCCCCCTGACGTATAAACGCCGTAGAGAGTGGAATCTACACCAATCGTAAATGTATCTGCTCCAGTGACGGTTACTGTATAAGTAGCTCCATTGAGTTGAGTCATCCCTCCCACACCGGAAATAAGAACATGATTCGTGGTTATGAGATTATGGGCGATGCTCGTGATAGAACATGGACTGGCATTCGTAGCCCCTGTTATATTTCCCTTTAATCCAATGGGAGAAAATACATTTCCTGAAAACGCCCCTGACCCGTCCGTCGTGCCTAAAGAAAGGGAAGAAACATTTCTTTGAAGTCTCCCGAGGGGCGAAGTTCCTCTCCGGCGCTTTATCCTTCCCCTCCATTGGTACGCATTAACTAGAGTAGGAAAAGAGTCATTATCTACGTTAAACGGGAGCACATCGTTTTTCAATCCTCCTGAAATCGGTCCCACAACGATTTTTTGGCTCATTATTCCTCAAATTTGGAGTACGATGAACGAGACTGCTTGGGCAGCAACGGGAGAATAAACAGAAGTGTAGGGTAAAATTACTTGTAATTGAAAAGAGGAAACCCCTAAGTTTTTCGTCATGACAATTACAGGAACAGTAGTACCAGTTACAGTAGCAATAACCGCATAATTCGCAGCGACAACTGTATTTGCACTCATAGTGATAGTGGCCAACCAGTTTGAATCAATAGCTACAGAAACAATATTTGAAGACTGCGGAATCTGACCCGCGCCATATGTATAAGTGACGTTTGACGAGGCCGCTGAGTACGTGCCCCATGCTTTAATAGCCCCTAAAAGGTAAGGGACAGCGGCACCTCCTCCATTAGAATTCTTCCAGAATACTTGTGAAGATGCCGATGAAGCGGTCCCTGGAGCCGTATAGATAGTAAGTTGCGCCCCCGTTTGCGTTCCTGCCGCATTAGCGTTAGGAAAATTCACTTGCCTGTGGGTACCTGCGTTACTCTCCGCAAATGTGTAGTGGTCTACGGCCATGATTGAGGACGTTGCATTGGTATTTACCTTCATTTTCGGCTGATCCACCGAGGGATTGTTAGGCGCGTCGGGGATATCTAAATTGTATGTTATCGATGACATCAGGTGGACCCTATGTTTGAACCCGAAAAATTATTCTGGCCCATCAAATCACTGAAGATGGTGCCTGTTCGGGTTGCGGTGAATTGTCTTTGAGATCGTTTCCAGACGAGCATTTCTTGCTCTCGGAAGAGGGGCTCATAAAACATGAACTGTTCGGTATCACCAGTGTCGGCAAGGATCTTTCGAGCAGCTCCCCTAGCGATATATTCTGCCATGTATCCGAATGGGATAGCGCTCCCTGTGTTGAGAAAAGCCGCAGGGGAAAGGTAAGCGTCCATTTCAACCAGATAAGGAATATCAGGAGGAGGCCGGATAGTAATGCAATTATTAAAGTACATGATCGCGCGAGGAATTCCTTGCTCGAAGAAATAACATTGCACATTGATATTGCTCCCAGATGTGACGTTTGAGGGAAAAGTAACGTTCAAAGCTCCCGTAGCGTAATTTACAGTATTAGAAGTAGTGCTATATCCTCCTGGAAGAGCAGAATTTCCGAAGGGAGCTTGACCCACAGACATGAGTAATCCATAACCCACACTCCCCGATAAAAACTGTCCGCTATCTGCAACCACCATCGTAGATCCATCCGTTCCAGTTGCGGTTATGTAGACCGCTGAATACACTGAGCTACTCGGAATGTTAATCATGAATGTTGAGACAAGGGGAGGATCGGATGTCGCACCAGATGTTATTATTCCATTTATGTCTATATGGCCTGCTAAAGCCGGAAAAAACGGAAGGTTTAAACTGTACGGCCCTTGCGTACGGTTCCCTGTGCCAGCGGGAGCTAATGTCTGAACATAATTCGGCCAGAGGTTCCAAAAGCTCGAGCGGTCAGTGTAAAAAGGAACCTGAATCCCCGCCACATAACAAGGGGTCATAAATCCTTGATAAACGGGAAAGGAGGCGATCTGTTGCCCTCCAGGTTCTGTCTGCACTGAATACAAGGGCATATTGTACTGATCGATTCCTGGAGTACTTTGAAATCCATACTTCGTCTTCAGATCGAATAATTGAAGTCGCGCATCTACATCCATGATCCAAAATCGATTGATATAATCGATGATGAGGTTGTCTGATAAAGACGTGTTGGACGGAGTCTTTACGATTCTACGAATATAGGTAATCACATCGCTCAACAGATTCATTAGAAGTTACTTACCTTCCTGTTAAACGAAATCTGAGAATTGGGAGCTGGTTTAGCGTCTAATCTTTGCACCGTATTCGAAGCTATAATGCCTCCTACGATCGTTCCTGCCGTTCCTGATTCGACCACCTTATGATCATTCATTACCAGTCGGTGATAACATTTACGTTTGATCTGCTCGGCCAGATAACGAGGACCCCATACCGCTTTGTTGGCAGGAACTTCCCACATCTGCGCTTGAATGCCCGGATAAGGACGAGTCCAAAGAGTGATAACCTCTCCAATAATTTCATGATTTTCAGCGATAAAGCGGACGTATTTTTTCTGATACTCGTATTCCTCTCTGAACTTCTCATTAAATACATCCTCTTGAATCCCTTTCTTGGCATTCATAGGAGGGTCAATCGTTCGAACAGGTTTCAAGTAGATCTCTGGAGCGCTATTCAATTCCCTGGAAGAAAGTTTCGTCTGAGGTTCGGATTCTTCTTTCGGCGCTTGACTCATTCGATCCATCGTCATAGATTTCACTTCGGATTCGAACGCATCCAATCTTTCATTCGCTTTATCTAGTTCCTTTTGCCCTTCACTATTTACCTTTGGTCTTGCCATTAATTCCTCATTGTGGTGATATATTTTGAAATGAACCGGGGATCGCCGTGGTAGGGATAGATCTTCCGGTTGATGAGATAACCCCTGAGTTGATATCTCCAACGGCCACTACCTGGGGGGGAGTGGGCCCGTAAGCGGGAGAAGAGACGAAGGGGTTAACATTAGTTGAATCGATATCAATGGTTATCTGCGTTGCTGTGGGAACTGCAATCACATAACCGGAGAGTTCATTCAATTGATAAGATCCATAAGTGGGTTGTATTAACAATCGAACGAGCTGCCCTATGACATAGTTATGAGAAACAGAAGTGGTTACAATTGTGGTTGGTCCCAGTGAAATCGCTGAGATCACAAACCTAGACGGCTTATAATTCTGTGCCTTAATCGGAAGGTTATTATACGCAGGCGTAGGAGGACCGAAGTAGTTGCCCATAACTCTATTTCTATTTTTTCTCCCAATAACATTAATTGAATTAATGTGATAGAGTGTCTTTGTTTTAAGGAGAGTATATGGAAGAAAGAGCCGAAGATATTAAGTACTTTTTAGATTATTTTGGTGGAATAGATAATCTTAAATTGCTTCTAAATGAAGAGTTTTTTTTAAAAAATGATAAAATATATTCCAGATTAAAAGGAATTTTAATAGATTATTTTTTGAACAATAAAAATTGTGCGCAAATCGGAGAAGATCAGGAGGTAACCTCTAGCAGAATTAACCATCTCTTGAAAAAAGGACTGCGAGGCTTAAAGTCAATTTATGAAAAAGAAAAAGCCAAAAAAGAGATACTAGAACGGGGAATTCCTGATTTAAGCATACGAGAAATGAATCTCAGCTACTATACTGAAAATATATTGATTCGCTCTGGTTGCACGAATTTAAAGGATGTTTTGACTCTCACTCAAAAGAATTTTTTAAAAATTAGCGACTCCGGGAGACGGAATCTCCGAGAACTTCAGGAATGGCTAGACTCAAATGGACTAGAAACACTTAAAGTTGGCAATGCTGACCCTAAGATTCGTAATTCAAAAAAAGACATGTGTAATTATATTATAAATATGTGCTCTGGAAAGACCTTCACAAATGAAGAAGTTGATAAAATAGTTTGTTTTTTAAAATCTAGAGTAAAAACAGGGGACAACTAGGGAATTCATTCCCTAGCGGCCCTGCGCCTCGACATTTTAAGCCGACGACTTGATAGATGTTAACCTAGGCCATCTACCCATTTCAGATTATGGAGAGCTAATATCATCGATAAAAGCTTCCCAGTATACAACGTCACTTGTACTTCCTGACAGATGTGAAGAAGTATCAGCAGAGGCTTGAAATACGGCATTACCCGACCCAATTATAAAACCCTGCCGTGTGTTATTAACGAATGCACCTTGGATCGCAGGTCCATTAATCGTACTTACACCAGCCGAAAAGGTTGGGAAGACAGGACTTGGATACAATGCGCCACCGCTATACTGCACGCCGCCACTATTGATATCGCCTACGGCTAAAACTTGCGGGAACGAAAGCCCAGGAACACTAGCCACTGTTTGGTTAGTATTAAAGGCAGTCGCTGCGCTAGAATTAGCGCTGCAAACGAATTGTGTATTGCTAGAGACCGAAGTCACATAGTAATAAACAGGCGAACCGGGAATTGAGTTGTTTGGAAGAGAATTGAGCTGAGTTGTCCCCCATGCGGCAGGAATTCTAAACGCAATCTCTTGACCTACAACAAAATTGTGATTCGTAGTAGTCGTTACAGTCGTTGTACTTCCAGTGGAAATAGCTTCAATGAAGTTTAGTCCTGGAAGATACAAAAAGGGGTAAAGCACTTTTTTAACGAATGCTCCCGCAGGAGAACCAGTTAAAGCAGTGTAATTGCTTCCACCGCCGGGCCATACGACCGAGAAGTGATCCGCATCCCCAACCGCACTAATGCGGAATGGCATACCAGAAATTTGAGGCATCCCAGTCGTCGCCGATTGGTATAATCCCTCAAACATCACTACATCCCCAACAGAATACCCGTGGGCAGTCACGTTAAAGACGATAGGATTGGCAGCGGTAGCACCGATGATCTGTTGCTGCGCACCAAATTGGAACATCAGCCCAGCACCAAACGTGCTAATACCATTGGAAGTAACAACAGCTGTAGTTAATACAGGTGTTCCGCCATTACAATAATTGCAAATTGCAAATCCTTGCCCCATCGATACATCCCAGCTTGCGCTAGGGATCAAATGCTGGGTAAATGCCGCCGATGCGGTATAGTTATATAACTTCACTCGAGTGGGTTGGAACGGCAGATAAATCGGCACGTTGTTCCCAGTAGCTGCAAGAGTATAGTTACCTTTCGCTGATCTTGAATATTCGCTCATGGTTCCTCCCTTATGCCGCAACAAAGTTACCGGCACGAGTCGAAAGCAAGTTTCGAATAGCCGTATCTTGAGTGAGCGCTTGGGCCTGTGCAAACTTCACAGCCAAGGTAGCATTTTGCGCAAGCATACCAGAATAATAAGGATCTCGATAAATTAGATTCATCGAATAGCCATCCTGGTTAATGTGCGTAATTGCTTGTTTTCCAACAACCGTATTATAATAAACGTCTCTTCCGGAAGCCGATGACAATCTTGACACTGGCGCTTCAGAGCTCGTTAAAATACGGACGTTGTATACCGCGCCGTACTCCGTTGGGAGTGCGTCGGTGTTGTGGCCATAATTCCATGTGGAAAGAAAGCCGCTACCTGTAAGCGAGTCGAAGTCAGGCTGAAGCTCAGTTGAACTCAGCATGAAATACGCCGAACGAACAGGACCTGTCAAATTCTATTACTTTTGTGACCTAGACTACAAACGTCTGGGCGGGGAAACCTCTTCGGATCTCCCTCTCATAGTTACCTATGAGTTTAGACTATCGCATCTCCGTTGCCATTCATCAAAATTAAGTGACGAATTAGCCCCATATTCTGGGATTGGAGTCTCAGGATTTAGTCGTTCAGGCTGATCTGTTTGTAAAAACGACATATCAAGTCCCTTCAGCCAACAACCACATTGCATGCAGTTTCCACCACATTTATAACAAATGCCGTCTGGCCCAGCTACTTCCATTATGTAATTCTTATCACACATCTCTTGCCCCTTGTTATCCTTCAGCCTATGCTGCAAGGAACTTCAAGTCAATTACCCAAGATTTTACTTCGGCACAAAGTTTACCGAATTTCAAACTACCTTCAATACCAGAAACGAATTTCTGAGCATTATTTGTATCAAGAGTTGCAGCCACAAGGCTAAAATCTGAGACGCCCAAATTTGTTGGGTTGTCTCCGTTTCCGCCACCGCCTGCATTGATTTCGGACGCTGCCGATACAATGTAGTCGCGGAGGATCAAATCCTCTGCTTGGCGCATGGCTACAGCAAGACGCTCTGACACCCAGGCCAAAACACCTTCCTGATCTTGACATCATTGTTACTTAATGACTTAAGTCACTAGGTCTGGTCATTTCTGCCAGACTCTGCAATTTCATTTTATAGTTGCAGATCGGACTGTCGCATCACCTTTCGGCGTCCACTCACTCAGTCTCTCACGGTGACTTTCGTCTTCCGCCTTGTCACCCCATCGGGCTTCCAAGTCAATCAGAGCGGATTTTTAGCATTCAGTATAGCTGTAATATGCAGGATATGCTACAATCCTTCACAAACATTCAACATAGGATTCATATGCATGATTTTTACGGAAAGGAGCTTTCTCAATATGAGGTTGGCTATCTTGCCGGGATTATGGACGGAGAAGGAACTATTCATATCTCCAGACCTATTTCTAGGGCTAAAGACTGTAAAAGTCCGATTTACCAAACTTATATAGCAGTCACCAATACTGACCAAGGCCTTCTTAATTGGCTTCAAGAAAGAATAGGAGGTATTATTCGATCCATCCCTATAGATAAAAAATCTGGAGTGGTTCGACGTCCCATTTGGAGATGGTATTGTCCTATTTGTCGTATCAAGAGTTTTTGCGAACTGCTTATTCCATATTCCGTTGTAAAAAGACGAGAGTTTGAGATTATGTATGAGATCAGAGGAACCTATCGCAATCAAGCAAAACCTGGAAAGCAAGGTGTCCAAAAAGTTCCTGATGAGGATATTTCTATTCGACATCGCTGTTACCTTGAACTTAAAGATCTTCATATAAGGCCAAATCTTCGTCATCCTAATCTACTACCTAAACGCGGTGAACCCACAAAATCCTAGGATCACCTGCTCGTTGATTCATTTTACGAGCACTTTATGCTGCACAATCTAAAATGCAGCCGGTTCCAAAAAACGCCATTTGCGCATCAATGATGTCGCGTTGTGGCACCTGTGCAGGAGGGTCAATCCCGCTATTTCCCAACTGTCTATCTGTTAACTACTTACGTTTAAGTAAGCCGAAAGCCTATTGCACTTTCGTCATTCAGTTTCCTGAATGTTCAGAGCACCGCATCTCTGATTTCCAGAGGCCAAAATCACATTTGCCTCCATATTCAGAGTCTTCTCGCTTGCTACGTTCAGGCTGACCATAGATTTCTAAAATTCTACCATTTTCATTCATAATCCTTCTGGGAACTTCCAGGAGTATTTTTCTGAAATTATCTATTATTTTATCATCCACAGGCTTGCCCCTTCTTATCACCGTCTTTACGCTGCGACTTTGAAGTCTATCAGAGAAGATTTTACAACCACACATTTTATGGTTGGAGGAGTTAACGCCCTTGGACGCATAAAGCGGCAAGTCGTTCCCCCGTTCACTGGCATCGACACTTTGTCGCACACCAAAATATAGTTCATTGTGGGAGTCGGGGTATAAAGCATCGCAGGCGCGAGCGACTGCAATATCATTGGACCAAGGTTCCCAGTAGTAGTAATAGACATTTTTTTAATCCTTTTGTCTACGTTCCCAATCTAGTTTTGACCTCAGCGAAAGGACTATTACGCCTAATGGAATCAAGATGGCCGTCTCGAGACCATGTTTAGTCGGTACATAAGGGGTTAGCTCCGTACATATAGCTACTATGTACTAACCTACTCCGTACATAAGACCACCTTTGCGAAGGGGATTACGCGAAACTCATTAACGGCGAGCTACCGAAAACTTCTGATTAACAAATTGATTAAAAATTGGCAAGTGGCGAAAGTGCGATACGAATTCGACACATCTTTTTATTGCTTCGAATTCGAGTCGAATCTGTTCCAGGGAGAATGGCCCTCTAGACGTAACTTGTGAGCCATGCGGATATTGTTTGCAATCCACCCGTCGAACGTAGGGCCTAAGTAATCTTTCATGGATAAATTAGGATGATCACTTAAGAATTGATCGCAGAACTTACAGAAATTGAAGCTTTGGTCTCCGTCGAATCTAGAACGTCCCCCATTTGCATCTTCTTCACACTTGGCGCATCTCATATTCATAGAATCAATCGTGTTGGTTTTTATCGTATGGAATAATTTCTCACAGCAACAGTTGATGCAATAGTAGTAACCATCGTAGATTTCACTTTCCAAGACATCTTCGCTACATTCCCAGCATTTCATGTTATGATAACTCTACTTATCATACTAATTCCCAGACAACTTTTACTTGTTTGGCGATATACTTATCATTGCCGTGAAGCCACAGAGTACCTTTTTCATAAACATCCTCTTCGCACGGCGCCCGAGAAGAAATAACGAGAGGACTGTTTCTTATTTCCTCTCTTATAACGCTTCTAACTATTTCCTTAATCCAATTTCTCATTTTTTTCTGTCAACTCCTCGTGTTTTAGAATCGGCAAAACTCATACAGTTTTTGGCGCCCAAAGTTTCATCTTCTCAAAAAAATATAAATCTGACAACGTGAAACGCGGGGCAATCAAAATAGGAGTCAAAGATGGCTGTCATATATATAGCGCTCAAAAATGCGAGGGAACAAATGTCTGGCAAGATTTCACGAGACTTAGCTGCCAGGTTTGTTCTCAATCCCATAGATTTATCTATTTTGATGGATGAGGGTTGGGAATGTTTCGAAATCGGAGATCTCAAGCAAATCGAAAAAGTAGAAACAACCGTACTGGAAAGAAACTAATGGACATCGACCCCTTTTGGTATCTTATGATCTCAATCCTCTCGCTCATATCCTCTATTTCAAGTGTCGCGGCCCTGTGGTATGCGATAAAGATATTCAATTTTCTAGAAAAAAATGAAATGGATTGGTTCTGAATGAAATATAAAATTGTTAAAATTCTAAGGATTGAAACAACACTCGATTCGAGTGAATCTATCATGTTTAACAAAGGAGGGGCTCACGAAATTAATATAAAAGCATTTTACCCGGACGACAACGAGGAGGAGCCCACTTCTATTTTCCCCGGATGGGACCTATTTGATCAAATAATTGTTCGCGTACAAATGGAAAAGGGGTCCGTAGGAACGTTTAATAGAATCACAGAAGAAGCTAAAGCGCACCGAGCTCAGTGGGATGGTATCAACAAAAGAGAGTCTGATTTAGGTAACTCTTAAAGAAACAAACTCTCTCGCACCATTGATCGCGAGAGAGTTTGTCAAAGCTCAGAGCCTCAATCTTTTCTTGAGTTCCTGAACTTTATCGTAAGCATTTTTCTGGCCTACTTCACTAAAGTCACCACCCCCTGCGTAGGGAGCGGCCCCAACGCCCGTGGGCTGGTAAAAGGGTGATTTCCGATTCTTATCGATCGTCTCTTGGATGGAAGGAGGAGCGACCGCTGGTTTATGAACCCCCAGGGCTTTGATATTTTGATATAAAAGCTTTTGCCTAGCAAACCCATCGGGCATTTCGAGCATGGGTTCAGCGATCTCAGGATGCTTTTGAGCGAATCTTTCGATCACTTCTGATGAAAGAACCTGAGAGAAGTCGGGATTCTGTCGTAAAAACTGGGCGTTTTTCTCCTGTTCTAACATCTGCCGGGCGCGTTGATCGGCCACTTCATCTACCTTCTTGCTAAACCTTTCTTCGAACTTCTCGAGCCTTCTATTAAGCCTCTTCTCGTCCACATAAGGTTCATCGTAAGTATCTTCATCGAGATCGGGCTCTCTAAATTTTTTCTTAGCCACCTCAGCTATCTCTTTTTCATAAGCTGCCGCTTTAGCAATCGCCGCCTGCTTTTCTCTTTCAGTCGCTTCGAGTTTTCGTCTCAGTTGCTCAAAGTTGTGATCCTTGTCGTTCTCTTTTGACGCTTCTTTTTTCTCGTCTTGAACCGGTGTTGTCATTCATTCCTTCGTCTTTACGCCGACCAGCGAGTTGATTGTTTTATACAATTTTGTTATTAGCAGGATTAGTTAATTAACATCAACTCAGGACAAGATATTGAAGATAAATGAGATAATTCAAGGAGATTGTTTGGAAGTCATGAAATCATTTCCAGACAATCATTTCAGCGCGATTGTAACGGACCCTCCTTACGGGATATCATTCATGGGAAAAGGGTGGGATCATGAAATACCAGGAATCGAATATTGGAAAGAATGTATCAGAATTACAAAGCCAGGTGGTCATTTACTTGCAATGGGAGGAACTCGAACATTTCATCGACTCACTTGTGCAATCGAAGATGAAGGGTGGGAGATTCGAGATTGCCTTATGTGGATCTACGGATCTGGGTTTCCTAAAAGTCATAATCATTTCGGAATTGAAGGATACGGGAGCGCTCTAAAACCGGCATACGAACCAATCATAATGGCAATGAAGCCGCTCGATGGCACGTTTGCCCAGAACGCCGAGAAATGGGGACAAGCGGGGATTAATATTGATGGGTGTCGGATTGGTTTTGCGGAACAAAAAAGATGTGCGGGAACAAGAACCTATAAAGCAGGAACCTTAGCCGGTGGTTTGAATGGAGAAGGTGTTTTACAATTAGCTCCTCATGATGGGAAAGGCCGCTGGCCAGCCAATGTCATGTTCGACAAAGAGGCTGGAGCGCTTTTGGATGAGCAGAGTGGGGTATTGAAAAGCGGTGGCGGTGATAAAGGAAATAAAACGCAAAACGGCGGATATGGCAAAGGATATGGATATATAAAACGAGATAGCCAAGGGTCTACGGGGGGAGCCTCC